TCATTCGGAATTACCTGCCCTAAGTCACCAAATGTAACATCAATCCCAAAGTCCAAATCTTCGCGGTCGCCCGCACCCGTTACGCGCATCGGGTAGTATTCGTAAAAATGAACCGTGTCATCTTCATGCGTCACAGTCACCCCCTGCGTTGCATTGCGCACCACATAGTAGGTTTGTGTAAAATGGCTATGGCTGATTTCCAAAAGGTCAAGCTGGATAACGCTTGATCTCGATCCTAAGAAAAACTCGCTGTATTCGCTCATAATGTCCTCACGGGAAATCACACAAAAGCATAAGGTCAGCCACGGGCAGAGGATCGTTGTATAATCCTGATGCCTCGGTAATGCCGTCACAGGGTCGTGCCAAGTCGGTGCGGTTTTGATCAACCCACGTCGTTAGCCCGGATGGCACGGTGCAATTCGTATCTGTTCCGAAGAGAACAGATTTTCCGGGGCCGTTGCCGAGGTTCACATCCTTGACAGCCAATACAAATGACGTGTTGTCGTTTTGAACTGTTGCGGCCATATGAACATGATGTTCGCCGATAATCGCAGGGCCTGCGATACGTGCTTGGGGTGAAGCAGAACCCTCGTCGTGCATTACAAAGATGAGCGTATTATCTATGTAATTCCTAGATACAGTCAGGTAGTTGTTTGTAGTGCCATCATCGAGCGTAACCAGCCATTGAAACTGGTTTTCATTAATCCCCGGCGCAGTCCACCCGAACCAGTACATGGAAAACCCGCTGCCATCCGTCGGAAAGCCGGGGACGGTTGCCAGTGGAGTTTTTACGCTGTCTGTATCCTTGGTGGCACCGTATAGGGGCGCGTCCGATGTAATTCCATCCAAAATGCTGAAGAAATCAATGGCTAAGTCGCATTTTGTTTCGGGGTTACGATTATATAAGGATACTGTATCAACCTCGGTATTGCCATCGGCAGGATTAACCGTGATATCAGCCTTCACCACGTAAAATCCGTTGATCTGCTCGACAGTAATATTAGCTATCCAAGGTGCGCCGTAAGCGACTGACACATCTCCGGTTTCCGGGTTGACATCCAAGGTCACGTGAGCGGGGCCTAAGCGCAAAAGATTTGTTTCGTTTCCGGGTAGTGGGCGAAAAGCGAACATAAGTTTGTATTTAGTAACCCCGTTTAATGCGAACGATCTGATTGCGCCAACGGACCTGTCATCAAATGGGGCCGCCTCCCAGCGTACCGCTGTGACTTCGCCTGTTAAACCCTCCGTAAACTCAGGCGTCCGGGTAATCGTTGAGTTTCCGTTAGGGGTCCAGTTAGACATGTTGTAGCCGATAGTCATCAAATCTGTGCTTTGACCGCTAACCCGCCACCCCAACAACACCCCATTTCTATAGACGGGGCGAAGGATGTTGTTACCGACGGTCTCAACCCTCCCTCGCTTATCAATTGTCGTCGCCGGACTATCGCGAACAACCGTCATTCCGTCAGGTAAAAAATTAACCCCTGCGTATGGCCGATTATATGCGACCGGGCGCGCTGTTATTCTGGTGATAGCTTCGTCGTTATATCCCACCGAAATTAGGTTACTTAGTGATTTTTCCGTCCGGTCATACGTGGTCCGGATTGACCCAATGCTGTAATAATATTGTTCCCACGGAACTATTGTGTCGTCTTCAAAGCTATCGGCAGTGCTTGATAAGACTGCAAATGGTTCTGGGGGATTATCACGCGAAAATATCGTATTCGAACGATAAATCTCTTGGCTCGTGCAATCCGCGTTCGGCGTCCATGTGAGATTATACTTCATTTAAATATTCAACCTCAAAGTTTGCGGGCGGATCAAGCGTAACTACGGGGAACCACAGATATTCAGGGAAATCGACATTTATCAATATTTCAAGCTGATTTAGAACTGGAGATGCCGTTTCAAGATCGCCATAGCTTTCGACCAACATTTGCAGTGTATCCCAATATGCGGGATCATAATAGATAGGCTCGACTTCCAATTGAGCGGAAACAATGTGAACATTACCTTGAATGCTATCAAGGCTAAATGTCCCCGGCAAAAAACGGCACGTCCGCTCTACCGGATCGGGATCATCAATCACCAAATCCATTAAAAAAACCGCAGCGCCTTCTTTGGCAGGGCCTTTGTAAAATATGACGAATTGCTGATACTCTGTTTTACTCCGCAACACCCACTGACAACTAACTTTATCTGCCGGGTTAAGTATGTCTTGGCGATATGCCCCCATGCCACCGTCAAGCTCTGTCCCAACAACAGGGCTACCCGGCCTTGTCGCATAAGATGAAAGGCTTGGCGCGAAACGTAATTTTGCCATTATGCCCGCTTCCGTGTTGCGTTCGTGTTATTGTTAAGTGCTTTAGATGTACGGCTATTGGGGTTTTGCAAGTCTGCGGCAATGACCTGCGGCGCATCCTCTCGAACGGTTTCTTTAGATACACGCTTGGCGATAATGACCACATCCGTCTCACTTATTTGCTGCACATCGTATTGCGCGCCAGCATAATCTTGGATGGTGATATTTATACCGCCCATAGCAGATGATTTTCCGGAATTCATTGCCTCCAAAGCGCCTCGGTTTTTCTTTGTAGCTTGGGCATTTACGATAAATTCACCATTCGATGCCGCAATAGGTATGCTATCAGACCTACCTGTTCCCGACCCAGTGATCATGCCACCATTCTTAAAGCCCGTCGCCTGAACTGATTGTATGTTCGCGATGATAGATGCACCTGCCGCCGCCGTGCTGGCCGCCGCCGCAAGGTTCATCGGCCACGGAAGCGACATAGCATTAGCAATACCCTGCTGCACCTTTAAGATGCCATCGGCAATCGCGAAAGCCTTGGAGACAACAAACATCGCTTTGTATATGCCGCTTTGCTCTCCCGCGAACCCTTGGGCAATCGTCGCAAGATCGCCAAACATTTGAGATGATCCAATCAGGATCGCGCTGTTTGACGCCGCCATAAGTGCATCGCGCTGCTTGGTGGCTGCGGCTTGGATTTGCGTAATTCGGTCTTGTCCTTCTTGCTCTGTAATTACGCGCTCGTCCATGGCTGATCTAACAACATCAAGCTTGTTGTTTTCGGCTTGCTGCAATGCGGTTAATTGCTGGTCATATCGTGCAAGGTCGTTAAAAGGCCCCGTGTCGCCAATGGTGCCGTACTCATTCATTCCCCCGACTTGACCAATGCCAAAGTCGGTATTCTTCATGTCTTTGAGCTGCTGCAAGCGATAGCGGGCGTCTATCTCGTCTTCTACTTTTTGAATGGTATCATCTAATGATCCTGACGGTATTCCAGCATCTTTTGCCATTCTTTCCACTTCTCGAACCGCATTCAGTTTCTCAATGTCTTTTGCAAGCATATTAACTTCCTTGCGCTGCCTTGTCAGGCTTGCAACAAGCTCGTCTATGCTTTCCCATCCTTTCTGCTCTGTGTTTACGGCGTCATTATAATCTTTCTGGGCCTTTTCTGCTGCTTCCAAGGACAGTTTTAAATCAAACAGCGACGTTGCTGCATTGCGCACCGCAGACGCATTATCATTTGATGCATCAATACCCGCACGTTTAAGAGCCGTGTATACCGCTTGCTCTCGGTCCGTCCGCCCAAGCTGATCACGCTCAAATTTAAGCGCATCGATCACGTCTTTAATTTTATCAGTTAATTCATCCAAATCATCGGTCGCTGGGTCAGTAACTACGACTAAAGGTTCGTCAGTTGACACTTTATTAAATTCACGCATTTTCCTGCGAAGAACATCAAGATCATCCTCCACTTGCGCGATTTCTTTATCAACATCCGATGTAATGTCGATTGTCCAATTTAACGCGCCACCTTCGGACATTTTATTGGCAAGTTTTTCGGCTTCTGCATTTAAAAACCGTTGCGCCTTTAATTGCTCTAGCTTGGCTTGTGCTGCCTCTACCGAGGCAATTGCGTCTTTATTCGTTTTTTCTGCACTTTCCTCAGAAAGTCCAGTTCCTTTTGCAATTGCTACATTTAAAAGATCTATAGCTTTAGTATGCTCTTCGGCTGCTTTTTCTGCATCCGTCTGACGTGTTGATAAATAATAAATTCCCCCAGCCAAAGCGGTTATTGCTAATCCAACAGGACCACCAAAAACAGCTAATGCAGCCGATAAGGCTCTTGTTGATACAGCAACTGCTGCCAGCCTTGCCGCAGTTAGTGGGGCCACAACGGCCATTAATCTAAGACCAGCCAAAGCTGAGCTTGATCCCACAGCTTGAGCCGCGAATGCGATTGCTACCGTGCTGATACTTGATGCAAGTCTGCTAACCATTACCCCGGCTAGGACCGTCGCGGCTCCTGATATAATCTGAATATTATCTATTAATTTCTCTCCCGCAGGAACTAACACATCAAGAATTTTCTCTCCGACAGATGTTGCGGTTTCTGAAAGCTTGTTAAGAACTTTATCAAGTCGCTTATTAAGCGCTTGCGTTACCTTATCAACGGCTGCATCAGTAGCACCGGCCTTTTTGGTCATGTCATCAAGAATTTCGCCCATGCTTTCACCAGCTGAACCGGACAGGGCTAAAGCCGCTGTTACAGCCTCTACACTGCTAAACAGTGTCTGCATTGCCTCTGATGAACCACCAGTGCGCTTTACAACATCGGCCATAAATCCAGCGAAGCCCTTGGCTTTAAGCCCTGCTGTTGAGAAATCAATACCTAATTTTTCAGCGATTTGCTGCGCTTGTTGAGATGGTCCAAGAACTGCGGTTAATGCAGCTCTTAGGCCCGTGACGCTTTCTGCTGTTGCTATCCCACCCTTGGTCAGGGCAGCAACAGCAGCCGCCGTTTCGTCGAACGTGACGCCAAGATTGCTTGCAATAGGCAGAACTTTACCAAGATATGATGATAATTCTGTGATCGTCGTCTTTCCAGCGCGCATTGCTACAAATAGCGCGTCTGATGCGTCGGCAGCACTTAGACCGCTATCCTTATAAACGTTTGTCGCGGTTGTCAAAATGTCGACGCCAGTCGTCACGTCGGTTACACCACCAACTGCAAGTCTGTTTGCTGATGTCAAGACGTCTATAGCCTGAGATGCAGACGTTGCCCCGGCAGACACAGCTTGATAAAAACCCTGAACTTGCTGTGTAGATGATGTGCCAAACTCTATTGCTAGACTGCGAGCCGATGACGTCATTTCGTCAAGCCCGGTATTCGCGTCGTCAAGAAGTGTAGACAGTTCAGCGGTAGCAGCAGAAAGCTGGCGCGCCCCGGATATGCCCGCATAAAGCCCACCACCAAGAGCAGCGACACCCAGAACCAAAGACGAAATTGATTTTGTTAGCGACCCAGAAACTTGACCAAGATCGCCTAAATCCCTGCCAAGCCTATCCGACGAATCACCAGCCTGACCTGCTGATCTTCGTAATTCATCGAGCCGACGCTGCGCGGCCAGCAGCCCTTGGGTATCTACTCGGAATTCAAGGGTCGCTAACTCTGCCATTTATTTTGACCCTTTTGCTTGCTGTTCGCGGATTTTAGCCAATTCAACCGACATAGACCTTGACCACGCCCTAGACATTTGCATTAGACAATCAAACTCAAACGGGCGGACTTTTAATCCCATGTTTTGCTGCCAGCATCTTAACTCATTATGAGTTAATGTTAAAGCCTCGCCGTCCCTTATATATGACGCGGGCGAAACGATATCCCAAAACCAATTCCAAAGGTATTCTCCATGTTCTGGAACCTCTAATTCCGGACCTATTGGCTGACCGAACCTAGCGTTGAATTCCCGCCGTGTCTCGCCGTGGAAATCAGGTGTTTCATATCTTACCCTGATCGCCACGGCGTTTACGAGATCACGTGTTAGCCACCGAAAAAATTTGCAATATCTGCCGCCTTGTCGTCAATCTGTTTACGGTAATGACCGTCAACAAAGGAGAACAAGGTTTTAACGTTTTGCAGGTTAAGTTCCGGGACTGCGTTGCCATTAAGCTTGGGCTGGGTAACGCCGCGATCTTTGTCCTCTTCCCATCGCCAAGATGCAATGCGTGAGAAAATCATCTCGTCGCTCTCGTCTTTGGCGTCCTGATAGGTGCGGTCCTCTTTGCTCTGACTGCGTTTCAAGGTGCCGTCAAGGATACGACGCTGGCAATCCATAACCTTAGGATCGTCGGGCGCGTAAAGTTCGATATGCACCCCGGTCGGCTTTTTGGTGACGGGGGCTTTTAGTTCAAACTCAAAGTGTTTTGATTTAAGGCCGAGTTCCATAATGGTTCCTTACGGGTTTACAACGATTTCAAGCTGATTAAGAGCAAGAGCATAAACTTCGCGCTGGAAATCTTCGGGACCGTCATTAGGATGACGGACACCAGCAACGAGGCCGCGCTCGTAATAGATTGACCCATTCAATCGAGTAATCTTAAATGCAAAATTATTAGACCGATTTGCATCAGACCCAGCAACGCGCATCTGCACTTGTCCGGGATCGGTCGCGATATATGCGACTTCAACCTCTGGATCACCAGCATTCGTAATGCCCGCGCCCTTTTGGGTTACTGTGGTGTCCCACGTGTCGTAGTTGACGATATTGGTAGTTGATCCAGTCTCGCCAATCGAGCCAACAGATTTCACTTCAAGCCAAGTAAGGGCTTCGTATCCAGCTTGATTTAGATCTGAATTATGAACTTCCACGTCGCCGCTGCCATCCACTGCGACATAAAACTTGCCGCCAATATTCGTATCAGCCATTTGTCTACTCCTTGGTCTGATAGTCTACGCGGATGGGTAGCCGCCAATCAGCCCCATCGCGATAACCGGTTTCAAGTTCTGGCGGCTTGTTGATAATTATTAACCCATTATCAGTTATAATTGATGTTGGGTATTGGAACAAACTAAAAACATCGTTTGCTATCACATTTGCGGGTGCCGTGAACTTATTGCGTTCAATCACAATCGTAATCATCACAGATCCACGCGTGATAATATCGCCACCCGACCACGTATCATCCGTGCGCGATACCGGGATATGGTCAAATACAACAAAAGGCCGGTCCGGGTCCGCGTCCTGATTGGGCCATACAATCGTGCGCCCCGGCAAGCCATTGCGGAGATATTCACCGATACCGTTTTCTATCTCAATCGGTGTCATCATAGGCTTCTACCGTGGTTGGAATGAAACCCAAGCTTTAATTCTGCTGCTTTCCTTGCTCTTGCAGCTTCAAACTTGTCATCATATTTCCCAAGAGAAATTGTTTTCCCATTATACCTAATGCTAGCGTACCACTTTTTTCTATCTTTAATCCAGCTAACCCCATTAATACCACTTTTGTTTCGCTTCGTCGTTCTTTTGTTCATCATATTTTCATGATGGGACACGTCTCTTAAGTTGCATATTCTATTGTCTGATGTGTCGCCATTGATGTGGTCAATTTCACCATCAGGCCATTTACCATAATGAATGGCCCAAGCCACCCTATGTGCTCCAAACCTGATACCATAAATATAACCCAATTTGTGCCCTGTAAGAGACCCTGAAATAAATGCCTGATTGCCCGCGTGCAACTTATTGAACATTTCTACTTTCTTATCGCATGGATACTTCCAATCAGGTAAGCAGTCTATTCCCCTTTCCTTCCAAAATAGATTTCCGGATTCAGGATCATAAGAGATCAATTTTGATACTAAACTAGCCGGTATTTTGTCTGAATTTTTCACAGTCAAATTCCTAAAGGAAAAACATTATATATTATGCACTTTTTTAACATTTGATGCCACAAATTGAGGCCATTTTTCTACTGCGCGAGTGAGAAAAAACCATCCTGATTGGTTGTAAGTCCGGCCCTCGCTGTCTGTACCGGTAAATCCGTAATTGACCCGAGCGGCATAATCTATGTCCCATGAAAATGTTGCAGTTTCACCAATATCAAACCCCGCAAGTGCTACAGCGTATGATGCATGACCTTTTGTTTTTAGGCTCCCAACCTCGCTGGTAAAGCTATTAATGAGGTCAGCAGTTACAACCGGGATACGACCTTCGATTAGTGTTCCACCAGCACTTTTCCCTTGCGCACTGTTTTGCGCTTCGCGGCAAACGTCTGTGAGGCTATCAATAACCACTTTGCGCATTTTTCGCTCAGTGTTTACCACCATTCTGTCAACTTGTGATCTAAACGTTCTAGCCATTCTAAACCTCGATCACGGGTTCATAAAATGCGGTGCATCGGCATCCCCAATTTTCTTCAGGTCCGCCCCTTGGGTCATGTGGGTGTTTCATGCGCGTACCATCGGACAATACAAAATCCTCACTGATCGGTATGCGCGTACCTGAAATTTCCTGATGCTGTTCGCGGGCTTTCTTTTGGCTGCCACGGTTCCAGTTCCAGACCTTATTTACTCCGTCCACCTGCCCGGCGTCGATTAGCTGGTTCATGCCCTCGTCTTGACCTGCGGCTAAGCCTGCATTGGTCTCAAGCCGTGCAATGCCCTCGGCACGGTATTGTATCAGGCGTTCGCTATACCGGTTCGCTATCTGGTCAATCTGCGTCTCGGTCAAAGGCGTTCCGGTGCGTATTGCCTTTTCAATGGTGCGGTCAAAGCGTTTGTCTCGGCGCACCTTCTGGAAATAACCGGAATCCAGATTGCGCAATTGCTCTTTGGCCTTCATCACGGCATCAGCTTGCGGCTTGTTCAGCCCGATCAGTCCTTGCCCCCGGCGCCCTGTATTCGGGTTGCGTGGCCCGATCAATTCAAGTGATGTCTTGCGCGGGCTTTGGCCTGCCTCACGCCCCCTTGCAAGAACATCCTGCACAAGCGGTAAAGTATCGTCGCTAATCTGCGTGATCATCTCACTGGATTTCTCACGTATCCATTGTGTGGCGCGTGGCGTATTGCCGCTAAACCCGAACGTACCGCGCCCGATAATTGTTGATGCACTCTGCCCGCCCGCAACATACGATCCGCGCATAGCCTCAGTCATTTGGAAAAGCGTTCGCTCGTCAATATTAAGAGCATCGACAACGCCAAATGCATCGCCCACCTCAATAAGTGCGATCAGGTCTTTAAGATTGATTGCAGTCTTTGCGTCGGTCATTGCAGCCATAAACGCCTTAGCCATTTGCGGAGAATATTCCGCAAGCAGCCTGTCGTAAATGATTTGCTGTTGACGCTTGCTTGACATTATTTCCTACACTGAAGTTCATAAAGAACATCAACCCCGCCGGGGCTTGTTTTATTAACTGCGAGTATAGCGTATTCTGTCGATGAAATCACGATACGATCTGATGTTTCTGGAACGGTCCCAACGCTTTCGACCAGCACACGCAAATCACTTGCGCGGATGTTTTCGCCATCGATCAGGCGCTTGTCGAATTTGCCGACGATAACAGCGAGCGGGATAGGCGTTGGCGTTCCTGCGGGCGGATCCCACGGGTTTTCCGGCTGTGACGAAGGGCGCTGTAGGGTGGCGATATTGGGGCTACCTGTCCCAACCTCTGCCCCAGCTTGGCGCAAGCCCTCCGCTACCTCTTTGGCAATGTCAATACCGGCCATTTAGCACCTTTGTGCATTAAGAGTGCGCAAACCAACACCAACGCGAACAGACGGCATACACTTGGATAGCATCGCGTCAATCTTGGTACTTACTGGACGCACCGCATCGGCCGCTCTGCCCGTGTCCGTCTTGCTGTCAATTGCAATCGGGGTCCACTTGATTGTATCCACTCCGGTTAACACTTTGGCTTGGTCATTGCTAAATGTGGTGGACCAAAAACCCGGCGTTGCCAGTTCTAGATTTGCCGCTTCATAGGTTGCCTGTTCGATGGCCTCGTCAGACGTAACGCACCCACCACGAAACCGCTCTACATAGGTCCATTGGATGTAATCTGATGCACGGACAAGCGCGGCGGTTGCATCTGCGTCGGATGCTTCCGTTGGCGCGCTATCGCCACGCTCTAATGCATATGCCCGCCAGCCTACGATTGTCCCATACATACCGGATTACTCCAAAATGTAGGCGGTCAGACCTTCGCCGGTCATTGCGATAGTGCCAGAAAGATAGCGGAAGATGCTGTCAAGCAACACGGCCTCGACTGCACCAGCCGCAACAGTGATCGAGAACCCGCCAGATACATCAACGCCACCGATACCCGGAACCGGCACAGTGCCTCCGCCATCGCCATCAATGACGCATTCAATCGGTGCGCCGGTCGAATTGCGCAGGACAAGGGTTTGTTTCCCTCCACGGGTATAAACAAACGTATTTGTCGCGGTCAGCGTGGTTTCGGTAACGGTTACGTCGCCCGTAATGCCGGTAAGTGTGGTTTTTGCAACAGTAGCCATGGTATCACCTTTGAAAAATATTAGATTTATTCATCCAACGCTTCAGCAATCGCCTGTTCAAGACGCTCTGCGCTCCACCGTCCGTCAGGCTTCTTACCGGTCAATTCTTTGTAATCTGAGCTGAGTTTGGTTAGCTCGTCTGGCTTGTCACCTTCAACAGGATCAACCATTTGCGGGTTAACAACCATTTGGCGGTCATCTTCGACAATTTCATAACGGCCTGACCATCCCTTGGGTTCATCAGAAACGGTAAAGACCGTCCCCACCTTGATCTCACCGCTATTACCGTAGATGCCCGGCTTTGTGATCTTGATCTTCATACCTCTATCTCCAAAATATGAGGGGCGAGTTTCCCCGCCCCATCACCATTAAGCGTCAACAACGACCGAGTAAAACACGCCGGTACGATTGTTGTAATCAGCACGAATTTCAAGTCCCATCGCGCCCATAACCAAGAACTGATAGTTGTCGGTCGGGTTCATACGGGTCTTTGCCGTGGTGTTAACAGCCATGCCGACCAGCGGACGAATGTAATCAGAGTTCGGGACAAACCCGAAAAACTCGTTACCGCTCAATTCGAAGGTGGAAACAATTTTATTGATCCGGCGATTGGTCAAAAGGTAGGACATTAACGTGCCACCCTTGAACCCCGATGAACCGGAATAAGACCGATCCCAATTGCGGGCAATCTCTGGCGACACATAAAGGTTTACTGCACCAGAAATGTAGTTGTCATCAAGCATCTGCCCTAGCGTCTGCGTGATAAAGGTATCAATCGCGTCGGACGTGGTTGCAGTTGCCGCAAGATCAATATTAGCGCCAAGATTGCCGAGGTTAATCGACTTAGACAGCGGGTTGGTGCGAATACCGTATGCGGTGTAGCCCTGAACATTGATAGAGCTATCACCATCAAGGGCGAAAAGAGCTTGATCGCGACGGATTTTTGCAGTCGTTGCTTCCTGATCATCAGCAAGGGCATCAAAGTTTTCAGACTGCAAAGTCAGCCATTCCCGCCATTCACGACCATAACCGGTCGAGAAGATAGGAACCGGCGTGCCGCGATATTCGTAAACGACCTTGTCCATGCCATTCGGAACCTGACCAGACAACGAGCGGTTGACGCTATTGTTGACGTCAGACGAAACACGGGTCAAGTGAACCAATTTGCCGATGTTAACCGCCTTTGCAAGCGGCATAAGGTCAGCCATATAGGCCTGACCTTCATCATTGCGCATAACACGACGGGTGATAGTATCCATTTCAAGCCAAGCATCACGCGGCAATACCGATGCGGCGTTAGTCACCTGTGCGAACTGTTCCTCGGTGCGGTGCCACCACTCGCGATTGGCGCAAAGGTCTTTCCACCACCCCGCGTGGGGGCGGCTGTTGGCGATCAAATTCTCGTCAAAATAACGCATTATTCAGCCCTCCTTAAACCGATGCAGTGAGATAACCCTGCGACGGACGGAACTTAATCAGCGCCTCTGCCCCAGTGGTGTTGTTAAAGACTTCTTCGGCGTATCCAATCACCTTGTCGCCAGTGGATGCGATGGCAAGCAGACCACCAGCGGCAGGCGTCAGGGCCGTACCAATGGCGGTAATATTGACGCTATTGGCGATCCGGCCCGCGTACAGCATTTCCGGCAGAAGCTCCATACCAATCACGGTGTCGCCATCCAGCCAGTCATCGTCAACACCCTTCATCGCAAGGTAATTGTCCTGACAGATCCAGACTTTGCCGATCGTGGTTGCTGCAGCATTGTCAAACTCACCGCTTGACACGACCAAAAGGTTGCCCGGCGAAAGGTCGCCATCAGCGGCGGTCAATTCCAAAACTTGCGGCTTGGCCTCACTTACGGGACCGAGATAAATTTTATTATAACGCGCCATGATTATTCATCCCCCTTCGGAAGTTTGAACCCAACTTCATCAGGCTTGCCGCCAAATGCGCCATTGATTGCTGCGGCCTTGCCCGGCTTAGCCTTTTCTGCAAGCGCCTTGGCTGCATTCAAGGTCAGCTCCTTGGCCTCCGCCTCATCAAGCAGGTTGGCCTTTACGATCTGGGTAACGTAGCCTTCCAATTCCGCCTTTTCTTTAGCTTCTTGGTTGGCCTTCATTTCCGCCATGTTGTCGGTCAAGGGCTTAACGGCATCAGATACCGCATCACCAATGATTTTACCTAGTGCTTCAGCAGACACGCTATCAGCCAAGCTATTCACTTTGGCGGAAAGATCTGCAAACTGCTTGTCATCAACAGCCATTTCCATAGTCTCCTGTTCAGTCTGAGTTTCCCGCCCAATCGCTTTGAGTAGAACGGATTTTAAAAAGTCGGCGAGCGTTGCCTTTTCTCGCTGTTCAAGGGCGCTAACAACGCTCATTGTCGCCCAATCAAGGTTTTCCTCTGCCATTTCGATGGCTGAATTGATAACCTCAATATCCTCGGCATTACCCGATGAATTTACGTATACGCCAACGCCTTGTTCAGGGGTGGCGGCGGGTTCTTCGTGAAGCAGCCATGCGTCGTGATCAAAAGCCATATCTCGGGCGATGCCATCATAATCAGCATTCGATACTGGCTCAATCCTAGGATACAGCCCCGTGCTTGTGCCAATCGGATCGCCCTTTTCAAGCGCGTCTAAAACCTCTAGGCCCTCTTTTGATCGCCCCGCCACCTCAATATCAATGACTTTATCCATCAGAACGCGACCATTTTCACGCCGGACATTTTCATTCCATGACCCAATGTGGTTCATGTTTACCGCTTCTGGATCACGCGCCGAAACGTATTTTCCATTAATCTTTGGGTGCCCAAATGGGGCGGGGCTGCGCTCAAGAGACCGAAAGCCCTTTTCAATTTCATCAGCGGGGTAAAGCAGACGGTTCATAACGATGTTATCAGGCAACGTCGCTGCCGACACCACCTTAACCTTGCGGCCATTGCGCATTTCATCACGCGGCTTGGCGTTGGTAATGCAGTGTACATTTACCCTAATTCGCTTCATCGTCAGGCCCCTCAAAAGTTACTGTTAGCGGCTCCATACCGACCACTTCACGAATTTCGTCTGGGGTGAAAACAATCTCACCACCCATTGGCCCCGCAACCGAACTATTAACATTTGCCATCTTAACGGCGCGGTCGATCTTTTCGGCCATGCTTGCCTCGGTCAAATCAGACCAGTCAATCACCCAATCCCGATCCGGGATCATGCCAAACCGTTCAAACCGGTTCAACATCTCCTTGATTGTCGGGCGGCAAAGATTAACCCGACGTGACATAA